ACAGATTAGATTAGATAATGTAGTTTTACCTGACCCAGAATCACCACTAATTGCAATTGTATTACATTTTGATAATATTATATAATAATCAAGGTCTACTTCTGTAATGGTAATATTTTTTTTTTTTAAATAATAATATAATATTGTTTCATTTACATAACCATATTGTTTTATCAACTCTTTATTAGATTCAAAAAAATTCAAATATATATTCATAGTAGAATAATTACCATAAGCAATAATATCACACATATATTTATCGTCTGAATTTTTTAATTTATTTTTATCAAGTTTGCTATCCTTTGGAACATATAATGTATTTTCTTTTACTAATGAGTAATCTATTTTAGATTTTAAATACACATCTGGTCTTATCTTAACTATAATATCATATTTTTTATATTGAACTTTTAATAATGTTTGTATATGGTGATTTAATATATATAATTTATAGTTTTGATTTAATGTATTATTTTCATTTGGATTATCAGACAATAATAAATCATCTGTATATATTATTGATTTAATAGATATACTTTTTTTTATTTCTTCTATTGATATATCTTTATTAAAATATTTATTTTCTAAAGAATTCTTGGAATAATGTAAAAAAATATCAAAATTATTATTATTATATATTAAATTTTCTTTTAAACTATTTATTGTATCATAAAAACATCTTAAATATCCACTAAATACAATTCCTATATTCATTTATAATCTTTTTATAAATTAATAATATAAATAACACTTATTATTTATATTATGATTAATAATAAACTATTTTATTGTCCAAATAAAGATACATATCCACCATTTAAAAATGGTTTATATTTGGAAGAATTTTTTTGTAAATATATGATAGATAACAATATTCAAACAAAAAGAAAATATATTCCAGCGTTATGGACAAATTTTCAAATTGAAGGTCGGTTTCCATATAAGAAAACTGAAATGCAATCAGCTTTAAATCAATGGATAAGTCAAAATCCATCTAAAAATGGATATTTTACAATAGTTCAATATGACGATGGTCCTTTACTTAACTTACCTGAAAATACTATTATTTATGGAGCATGTAGTGGAAATATTCCTATTCCATTAATTTATCAAGATGTTAATAATACTCTCATTAATTTACCAAAAAAATCATTTAATGAAAAAAAAATATTATGTTCTTTTGTAGGAAATATTACAAGTAATAATGTACAACCTAATGTTCGTAAAGTAATTTTTAATAAATTTGTTACAAATACTTCATTTAAACTAATAAATTCGGGTGGATGGACACCCTCTGTAAATGGCAATTTACAAAAAATATTTATTGAAACTACTATTATGTCTAAATTTGCATTAGCGCCTCGTGGATATGGTCGTTCTTCCTTTAGATTTTTTGAATGTTTTTTATTAGGTACAATTCCTATTTATATTTGGAATGATATAAATTGGTTACCATTTCAAAACAGTATTGATTATAATAAATTATGTATTGTTATACATATTTCTCAAATTAATGAATTAGAAAATATCATTAATAAAATTGATGAAAATATTTACATGAATATGTGGAGTTATTATAATGAAATAAAACATTTGTTTGAATTAGAAGGAATGACAAAACAAATTATTTTTCAAGAAAATAAATTTTTATGTAAATAGAATAATCAATACTTTTAATAACTACAACTATGAAGAAAATAATTTTATTTATAAAATTACAAGATATGCCTAGTGATGGATGGTTGCATGGATGTGTAATGTGCGAACAAATAACTGGATCGATTGATAAAGTTTCTATTCACGATTTAAAACCCTCTCTATATACCCAATTGGTCCGCCATTTCCATATCAGAGCATACACATGTTGTCGATGTAATAGAAATAATAAAAAATATAAGAACCATTATCAATCCTATTGCGAAAAAGTGAAAGAATTATTAAATGAGAGAAATATATGCCTATAGAATTAGTTATTGCAAAATATAATGAAAATATGGATTGGTTAGCTAGAATTAAAATTCCATATAAAATCTATGATAAATCCTCAAAACCTTTATTTGATTCTATTCCATTACCTAATTACGGAAGAGAATCAAGTACTTATCTTTTTCATATTATCCATAATTATAAAACTTTAGCAGATGTAACTGTATTTTTGCAAGGTGACCCGTTTGATAGACTTTACTCGGTTGGAGCTGAGGGAAAATGTAATAAACACCAAATTAAGAAAGCAATTAAATATTTAAATGAATTAAAATCATCATCTTCATTTTCCCCTTTCTTACAAGAACTTCATAATGTGCCAGATGGAACAAACGATTGTCCCATAAAAAAAAAATATGAAGAAATATTCCAAGTAAAAAACTGTCCCTATTCTTTATTTACAATAAGTATTTGTTCTCAATATATTGTTCCTAAAAAAAATATACTTGCAAGGCCTCTGAGTTTTTGGAAGAAATTATATAAAATGGTTGAATTTGACGAACCAAATGGATCGATGAGAGGGATTAAAGAAAAAGGAAGGGTATGTGGATATACCCTAGAATTTTTATGGTATATAATTTTTACTAATACTATGGATTTAAATGCACCTAATTTTGAAACACTATGCGATCAATTTCATCAAAAATGGAATAAACCTATGATCCCGCCTAATTTTGTTACTTCCAAAAAAATAAATGCAATTTCTGTCCTACAAAGATTTTTAACAATCTATTGTATTCCAAGATATAGGAATTAAATCTTTATGAATATTTTCATTATTATGTTTCCAAATTGGTGTTATTACCTTTTTATTGGGGTTATCATTTAAATAAGCTGACCACCAACTAAATGTACTATTAGCAATAATATTATGATCACAGTTAGCCATAAGTAACATTTGTTTCCAGTCATCAATTTCAAATGGACAAAATAAAAAACTATGATTGGAAAAATGCATTTCAAGAGTTTTCAGATGGTCATTTAAAATCGATTCATTTTGTTTTTCTCCAAAAATAATAAATTTTAATTTTGTAGAAGGAATTAATCTGGTTAATTTTTCAATTGCCTTGACATAATAGTCCATAGATAAAATGGTATGGGCACCTTTTGAATAGGCGTAATCTCCGATTCTAAAATGAATAGACACCAATTGACAATTATTTCTCTCTAACAGTATTTTGAATTCATCTTTAATTATTAAAATTTGTTGAGGGATTTTGCAAAATTTTAAAATAGAATTGTAATGTTGATCAAAATATTTATAAGATTGAAAATATCCAAATAAAACAGTTTTTTGACCAGTTGAAATTGAAAATGGATCAAATGAAAACAGCTTTTTTTCTTGAATCAATTGACTCCCTTGGGTATTTTCTCTCGGTTTTACAAATTTATTTAATGAATTCAAAAAATTATTCCAATAGGTTGGTCTTTTCGAATTATCATCGTGAGGAGATACCTCATCTGGTTTATAAGAAGTAAAATAAAAGGGGGTTTTATTTTCAAGAGAAGCAGCAATTAATGTAAATACCTGAAACAATTGATTTCCTAAGCCTCCTTGTATATAAATAGTAATCATAAAATAGCATAATATTATTTTTTTATGCTATTTTACAAATTTATTTGTAAGGACATTGTAGGATTCCTTCTTTTGCGGGAAACCATATTTTTTCTTCTCATTTCAATAATCTGATTTCCAGTTGTTTTTCGCAAATCAACTTGAGTTTCTTTCCTTTTATTAGAATATGGTTTAACATCAAATTTAGTATGATGTATCATTTCATTATTAATTGTAAAAGTATGATTATATAGGGTGGAAATTCCATTAGGGACATGTTCAAATTCTAACCCATTTGCCTGTGCCAAATCAATATTTCTAATAGGGTTATCAATCAAATGTAGTATATTCTTATCCCCAATTTTAAAAAAATTTGAACGATCGATTTTCATATGAGCTTTTAAAACACGATGTTGTAAAACATTGTCCTCAAAGCCATAACTCCAAAAATTGGGAAAACCATTTATTTTTTCAAAGTCCGATCCCAGGATCGAAACAATTCCTCCAAGTACAAATTCAAAGCCATAAAAATGTTTTACAACATTTTCTTTAGTCTTATAATTTAATAAATTTTTGGTATAAGGCAAACAATCTATATCATGAAATACAAATGTTATGTTTTTATAATCATCTGGATACTTTTCCTTCATTGCTATAAAGCCTAAATTCTTTACTGCGCCACGATTAAAACACCTAGTATCTTTTTGATGAGAAAAAAATATTTCATAATCCTTTACATCTTCAAGTATAAACTCCATATATTTATCAAAAAAACACTTATGTTCCTTTCGATCTCGGTAGGGAACTATAAATATAATTTGAGGAATCATCTTATATTTACCTATTATATTTTTTTAATATAGATTCTGGAATTAGTTGATCTTTCAATCCTTCCAATTTTTTAAAACACTTATTTATTGTTACCTCACTAATCTCACTAATCAAATGTATATCTTTTTTGGTAATATTTAAATTACATACTTGTATCACAAAATAAATTATACCTGCTGCAATCGAATGAGGCGTATTTTCCGGAATCATACGGTTCTTTTCTATACGCACCGCAATAAATTGACAAAGTTTTGTCAGTTCTTGATTTATGTTTAAACGACTACAGTATCTCTCTATAAATGTCAAAGGTGTTGTTTTACTAAATGATGTCTTTTCGTTATTTTCCATATTACCTTCTAATGTATTTACAATAGACATCGCATTTTTACAACCCTTAGTAGCACTTGTATTGTCAAGATGAAATATTGTAGCTATTTCTTTGGCTGTTCTTGGATTATGATTTACCCTACATGAAATATAAATGGATGCTGCTATAATACCATCTCGATTTAATCCTCTAAATGTCTTTTGCTCTGATATTTTTTTATGAAAACGAATTGCATCATCAATAATAATTTTAGGTATCCCTGATTGAGAAGCCATAATAAGAATCTTTTGAAATTCATCGTATTGGGATTTTTCTTTATAAGGCATCGATTGCCACTCTGTATATCTTCTTATTTTACGCATTTCGTATGATGAACTTCCCATACATACTACTTTACATCCATAAGATGATTCTTTTAATAATGGATTTACAGGCATACCGCAGCGTGTAGGATCATTATTATTATTGTCTTCTGATCCATAAAAACGCCATTCCGCTTTTTGATCCAAAGAATCTTTATATAATATACCGCATTTTCTATTTGCACATGTTAAATAACCTTCATCTGAATAATATAACATGGATTGGCAAGAATCGCATTGATCTCTTTCTCCTTCTTTTCTATAAACACATTCAATAGTTGTTTTCTTATTTATTTCTTCATCAAATGCCATCCATAATTTTTTTTGATGTTGCCTATTTTTCTTTCTAGTTTTATTCATATCCATTATTCATTTATATTGTTTTTATGTATTTAAATCAATTTTATTAAATATTCATATATATAAATGGGAGCAGCTCAAGGGAAATCATCAAATGACAGAAATCTACTTCAATCTCTGAATATGATTGCTACTCAATATATTTTTAAACAAAATTTCCAGGATTTGAAAAAACTTAGAGATGCTAAATACTGCAATAATTTAGTTGTTCTTACTTCCAAAATCATTAATCAAAATTTTAATTCTAAAGAAATTGAATTTTTAGCAACTAAAATGAAAAAGGGAATTAAAGTTAATGAACTTGATAATCAAAAACTTGTTTATCTTCAAAATACCAACTTACAAAACCTTGATGTTAAAAATTCTTCTAAAAAACAAAGAATGTGTATTGGTATCGCCAAATTTTATGTAAAAATTGCACATATATTTGCTTGTATTTTGACCTCTATTAACCCCATGTACTCTTACACCGATCAATTCGGCAACAAACAACAAGTCGGAATTCAGGAAAAATCTAAATTACCTTCTTCTATTAAACTTACTTTACAAAAAACTGGCATTTGTGCTTCCAGAATTCAAGCCCTTATTAATAATCGTGACTTTTCTGATTTATCTACTATTCATGTTAAGCCAAAATATTGCAATATTAATCATTTTAAAGATGGAAATCTTAAAAATTTATCTGATGAACCTGGAATTTCTGAACTTGAAGAATTATATAAAGATGAATATAATTATGAAACCGGTAAATATACCTCTATGTCTTCTGATATGAAAATAAAATACAAATTAGATGTTCAAAAAATGTATAAAGCATTTACTGGAGAGAAAACAATCCCTCCTGAAATTCAAAAATTCTCAGATATTCAACTCAGAAATTTTAAAGCAAAAGATAGCTGCAAAAAAGGCACGCCCTTCACAAAAGAATATACTGCTACTTCTTCTAACGACAACTTCCCTCTTTACCAAGAATATGCTAAGCACATTAAACAAATGAAAAAAAATTCTAGTTCTAAACAACTTGAATTAATGAAAATTTTAGATGAAATTTTTATTTACCAAATTATTAATCAAAAGAAAAAAATTACTATTCAACCTAATTTGAATTTCGAAAAATTACAAGAACTTGTTGATAAAACTAGAAAATTAATTGTTGAAATGTTTATTCAATGTGAAGAAGACTATATTAAGGGTCTAGAACTTTATGAAGCTATTGTACAAAAACAAATGCTTGTTTTGACCCAAAATCAAATTAAAAGTCTTGAACAAAAAATGGTAAATACTATATCTGAAACAAAACCTATCTAAATTTACTTTGAAATTCATCTACTATCTCATTTGTATAAATAAAATTACCTTTTGGTTGATATTCATCTATCGATTTAAATGATACTTTGGGTTTTTTTATTTGCTTTATATCTTCACCATTCATTAATAATGGAAATGAATCATTGTCTTTGTTCTTTTTATCTTTTACATTCCCAAATCCATCTACATTAACTCCTATTTTTTTCTTTATCTCTGTTCTAACATAAGATGGAACCCAATGTTTCCAACAAATAAAAAACAAATTTGGATGAAAGTATTTAACAATAAATCCATTTGTTTTTAATTTTTCTGTCAAATATCCTATGCAATGACCTTGATCATATTTGGGAACCCCTATGATTGTCTCTGGAATTACAAACCAACAAAATTGATCTTCAGGTTGTAACCTAGAAGATTGTTTAATTTTTCCATGAATACGATGTAAAATTTTATTGAAAATTTCCAATTTTAATAAATCCTGATGTTGTTTTTTTTCATAAAGCTCATCTAAATCTATTTTTTCACTAAAATCATTTAAATCTTTCAAAGTAAATATATGCGTCATAATTTATATATACATAAAAAATTATGTATATATATGCATAAAATTAAACATTTAGTTTTTTCTGGAGGGGGTCCTAATTTTTTATTCGAATATGGCGCGCTTAAAAAAAGTCACCATGACCAAATCTGGTCCTATGAAAATTTGGATTCAATACATGGTACCTCTTCCGGAGCTATATTAGGACTTATTGTTTTATTACAATTAAATTGGGATCATGTAGATGAATATTTAATTAAAAGGCCTTGGGAAAAGGTATTTCATATATCACCTTCACTCCTTTTTCAGTTTTATGAAAACAAAGGACTATTTGGTTCTCACTTGTTTTCTCAAATTTTACAACCCTTATTAAAATCAGCCGATTTAGACTGTGATATTACATTAACTGAATTATTTACACGCTTCCCTATTCCTTTCCATGTTTATTCTACTTCTCTCAATTCGTTTCAAACTGTTTGTGTCAATTATTTAACTTATCCAAATATAACTATTATTAATGCAATACAAATGTCGTGTTCTATTCCTCCTCTTTTTGCACCAATACAAATTAATGATGAATGGTTTTTTGACGGAGGATTATTATCTAATTACCCCCTAAAATTTTGTGAATCTGATAAAGAAGCTATTATGGGAATAACTCATATGCCTGTTGAAGAAAAAATATATATATTTCCAATATATTAGATTATATTTTCACTATTATAAATAAAATAATTCATGCTTTTAATCATAATTCTTCACTCCTTCCTGGAACTGAAATAAAAATTAAAATGAAAAGTATGAATCTACAATTTTGGAAAGAAGCAATATGTTCATCCGAAACAAGGAAAAAAATGATAGAAGAAGTGGAATATTCTTTACATCAAAACCTTGTCTAAAAATTCTTCTAAATTTACCTTATCTGGTTTAGCGTCAAAATCAACGGTTTCGTTTTGTTTAATTAATTTAATACTTGGATAACCGTCAATTTGAAATTTATCTTGCACCATTTTTACTTGTTCATTTTTATCATCTGAACAATCCACCTTTTTAACCACTAATTCATGTCCATTTATTATCTTTCCGTTATATTCTTGTTCCATTTCATCCCATACCGGCATCGCTTTTTTACAATAGGGACACCAATCTGTATAAAACATCGTTAGCTCAGCGTAGGGAACATCTGATGGATTTACAAATTCATTATTAGCAACATAGGTTGGACTTAATTTAGGTGATATATATTTATAATAAACATAAATGATTGTTCCCAATAATGTACCGACAGCTAATAATATAGTTAAAAATTTTAAATTGAATAATCCAGTTGGTATTTTTTCTAAAAGAAACTTCATTTTTATATTAAATCATAATAAAAAAATTATTGAAACGAAACTTTTTTCCAATGATTTAAAGAAATCTTTATAATTACTATATATGTGGTTTAGAACAAAAGAAGGAAAATTAATTCAGATTAATAAATTAGACTTTTTAAATGATTCGGATTATTTAGAATCGATTTATAGGACTCTGGTAGGATTTCGACCTAAAACCAAACAAATTCCTGAAATACAGCGCTTGAAAAATTTATTAGATTCGTAAATATTTATTATTCTTCTAATATATGAAGAATTATACTAGAAAGAAAAACCGAAATAATAAAACAAGAAAAAATCAAAACAAAAAAAATAAAAAGGTTTTTACTTATAAACATTTTAATAGCGGAGAAGGTATGCTCACAGCTGTTTGGGGACCCAGTCTATGGCATTATTTACATGCAATTAGTTTTAATTATCCTTGTAATCCTACTTCTCAAGACAAAAAATACTATAAACAGTTCCTTACTAATTTAAAATATACTTTACCTTGTAAATATTGTAGGATTAATTTATCTAAAAACTTTAAAAGTCTTCCTCTTTCCTCATGCGTATTTACCAATAGGCATACTTTCTCAAAATATGTTTATTTATTACATGAACATATTAATAAAATGTTAGGAAAAAAATCAGGTTTATCCTACCGAATGGTAAGAGATTTATATGAAAATTTTAGAGCTCATTGTGTTATTGAAAAAAAACAAACAAGGAAAAAGGAAAAAGGTTGTACAGAACCTTTATATGGGAAAAAAGCAAAATGTATTATAAAAATTGTTCCTCAAGAACATAAATGTAATACATTTCAAATGAATAAATCTTGTTTTAAAACATCAAAGGTTTAAATACTTATTCAAATTCACTAAAATTATTTAATAATGGTTTTGGTAAATACTGTCCATTTGAAGAATTATAATTTGGTACCTTCTTACATTCAAATGCGGGTTCAGGACATCTTGCACATGGAGGACATGGAGGACATTTCTTTGCTTGGTTTCCTGAAAACATTGATGAATATGAAGGGCAGCGGGGACACACAGGAGGGACTACTTCTGATTTTAAAATATACATATCTTCCTCTCCTGACGGAATTTGAGATCGGGGTATTCCCTTTGGAAGACTGCTATTGTAATTTCCTTGACTGGTTGAACTTAATGGTGGTGCCATTCCTCTTGTTGTTTGGTTTTGTAATTGTTCTCCAGTCATTACCATTTGCCTTTGATTCACAGGATCATTTTCAATTATGGTCTTTGAACCTGAAGGTCCTTCATATGTTGCTTTGTAATTATTGTCATGAACTGATTCGTATTGATAACCATTCATTTTTTTCTTCATTTGTTTTGATTGATTCATTTGGCTACCTGTAGGGGAGTCTTCATCTTCGTCGAAATTAAATTCAATAGAAGATAATTTATTACTTGGTCCTTCATAAGTAGCATTGGCATCTTCCTGGTTACGAAAGTTATTACTCATACCTTCAACCATATTTCCTAAATAAGAAAAGGCAAATACAATTCCTAGCAACAATAATATAATAATTACTTTTCTCATGTATAAAATATAAATCGAAAAAAATTAAAATATAATTGAAATAAATTTATATGTTGGAGTATTGTAAAATATGGAAACACCATCTAAAAAGAAAATATCTTGTTTATTACCTTCCTTTGATTCTACCCGTTCTGAATGGCAATGGGAGATTGGAATTGATGAAGCAGGACGAGGTCCTTTATTTGGAAGAGTTTATACTGCTGCCGTTGTATTACCTAAAGAGGGAGAAAATACTAATTTTCAATATCATTTATTGAAAGATAGTAAAAAATTTTCATCTAAAAAAAAAATTAAAGAAGCAGCCGATTATATTAAAAATAATGCAATTGCCTGGTCTGTATCTTATAAAGATGAACATGAAATTGATAAAATGAACATTCGTCAAGCTACACTTCATTCCATGCATAACTCTATTTCAAAAATTGTTCAAGAAAAAAATAATAATATTTCTATTTCATTATTACTAGTAGATGGTAACGATTTTAAACCATATATATATTTTGATCACATTACCAATCACCAATCGCAAATTAATCACACCTGTATTGAAGGTGGTGATAATACTTATTGTGCTATTGCGGCTGCATCTATATTAGCTAAGGTTGAAAGAGATGCCTATATAGAACAATTGTGTTTGGAGAATCAAGAATTGATAGAAAACTACAACATTGACAAAAACAAAGGGTATGGAACTAAGGCTCATATAGATGGAATAAAGGAACATGGAATAACGCAATGGCACAGAAGAAGTTATGGAATTTGTAAAAGTTTTACTTAACTTTAATTATTTTATAATTCAGTAATAGTCTCTTCAGTTTTTTCACTAACTCTCGTATTTATACTAGTTGTAATACTATTACTAGTTATAGGCATAAGACAGGCGCCGCTTATACACATAGGAGATTCGTTGAAAAATTGGATTGTTTGAGAACAGATTGTATAAGCAGTAGAGGTTCCGGTTGTTGGATCATAATTGGCTAATTTTATTGCATCGTCATAAGTTGTAAAGACATTTCCCGCATCATCTACTAGATTGGTAAATTGTACAGTACCTTCATTTGTGGGCTGTTTAAATTCTCCATAACCATTACTGGTTGTACCTCGGGTAATATTCATTAATCCATTTGATCCTACTATTCCTTTTAAATTGGTAAATGTATAAACTGTTCCTGAGCTTGAT